ACAAAGAGCTAGGCATGTACCCCAAGGATATAGTTGGTGGTGGAACGGGCGGCTTCTATTCGTCAGACAATATCTGGATCATTGGTCGTCAACAGGAGAAGGAGAAGGATGAAATCGCGGGCTACCATTTCATTATCAACGTGGAGAAGTCCCGCTACGTCAAAGAAAAGTCTAGAATTCCAGTCACTGTAACGTTTGATAAGGGTGTTCATCGCTGGTCAGGACTCTTCGATGTCGCGACTGAGTTAGGATATATTGTCAAGCCTAAGCAAGGATGGTATCAACTGGCTTCTGCCCCAGAAGGCACTCCTAATTTCAGACAAGCTGATGTTATTGATAACGAAGACTTTTGGCTCAAGATGATTGCTCAGACTGATATAGCAGCAAACATTCAGAGAAAGTATAAACTCGGGTGAGCGATTTAGAAAAGCTCGTACTCACTAATCTAATTTTCAATGAAGAGTTTGGTAGAAAGGTATCTCCGTTTCTGAAGACTGAGTACTTCACGGAGATGCCTAACAAAGTCATCTATGAATTGGCTAATGAGTACGTCTTAAAGTATAACGCCTTCCCTTCGGTTGAGGTTCTGAACATTGAGCTTGGTAAAGCAACTGGGCTCAATCAGGATGTCTTTACCCAGACGAAGGCGCTCTTGAGAGATCTCAAACTAACAGTCGTCTATGACAATGACTATCTGTCAGACGCTACAGAGGAGTGGTGCCAGAATAGAGCCCTTCATCTTGCTCTTCTTCAGTCAATCAAGATTACTGAGGGAGAGGACAAGAATTTTTCCAAGGGCGCAATACCAAACATACTAAGCGATGCCTTGGCAGTGTCCTTTGATACTGTTATTGGGCATGATTTTATTGAAGATGCTGATTCGCGTTTTGATTTCTACCACAAGAAGGAAGCGCGGGTTCCCTTTCATCTTGACCTTTTAAATAAAATTACGAACGGCGGACTTCCCAACAAGACACTGAACATTATCCTTGCAGGGGTTAATGTTGGGAAGTCTATGTTCATGTGCGATATGGCGGCTCACCATCTGGAGATGGGCTATAAGGTTCTTTACATCACCCTTGAGATGGCGGAAGAACGAATAGCAGAGCGCATAGATGCTAATCTCCTGGACATTTCCATTGACGATTTGAAGTCTATTAATAAGACTATCTATCGTTGCAAAATGGAGAAGCTGAAAGGCACCTGTGATAACAGGGGCGGTCGTCTCTACATCAAGGAGTACCCTACGGCATGTGCTGGGGTAGGTAACTTCCGACACTTGCTTCATGAACTGAAACTGAAGAAGCGGTTCGTTCCTGACATTATCTATGTTGACTATATCAATCTTTGTATCTCTGCCAGATACCGGCACGGAAATAACAACATGAATTCTTACTCTTACATCAAGGCGATAGCTGAAGAGCTTCGTGGGCTTGCTGTTGAAAGCAATGTGCCTATCGTGTCAGCTACGCAGCTAACGAGAAGCGGCTTTACCTCTTCTGATGTAGGGATGGAGGACACGGCGGAATCATTCGGGCTCCCAGCGACGGCTGACTTTATGGTGGCTCTTATCTCCAGCGAAGAACTGCTTGAACTCTCTCAGATTATGATTAAGCAACTGAAGAACAGGTATGGTAACCCCAATATAAACAAGAAGTTTGTTGTCGGTATTGACTACGCCAAGATGCGGTTCTATGACACTGAACAGAAGGCACAGAAGGATATCATTGACGTGCCTGCGACGAAGAAGAAGAACAGCAAGAGCAATGGCAGGGCTAAATATAAAGACAAGTTTGTAGAGTTTCGATAGGAGAATTTGATGGCTGATTTTATACCATTGCCTGCTAGTATGAGCGGTGTGCCTGGGGGTGGTGGCTGGACGAGAGATAAGCCAGACCCTAGAGACTATCTTGCTAAGCCAACGAAGAAGCGGGGGGCTTCTCTTGGTGACTTGGACCTCAGAAAGACCGGCTTCCTTCCTCCTGTCTATCAGCAGTATGACACTCAGTCTTGTACTTCTATGTGTGTTGGAGCGGCAATTGAGTACATGAATATGAAGGAGGGTAAGCCTGTATTCAAACCATCCAAGTTGTTTATGTATTGGAACGGGCGTGAGATTGGAAACTGTACCAATGAGGATGGCGGCGCTGAAATCAGAGACGTTATGAAGAGCCTCACACGATGGGGCTGCGCTCCCGACGCGGACTTCCCCTTCCTCAGGGAAAATCTCATGGTTAAACCGCCTGAGAAGGCTTACCAGGACGCCAAGAAAGAAATCATTACCCAGTACCACCGTATCACTTCGACCCTTAAGGACGTTACGGCGTGCCTCTCACGCGGACAGCCTGTCGTCTTTGGTGCCTCCATGTTCGCCAACTTCGAAGAGGAAGAGACGACAAAAACTGGATACATTAAAATGCCGAAGGGTAAAGAGATTTATGGACACTGTATGCTGATTGTCGGCATACAAACTTCTAATGTGATTGTTCGTAATTCATATGGCGTGGAGTGGGGCGAGCAGGGGTATGGCTATATGCCCGTTGAATATATGGAGAATGACAATCTCACGGGCGACTTCTGGACAATCGATGTAGTTTAGCGGGACTCCTTTCATATGGCTGTGATTGGAAGTCACGAGAATGATATGCGAAAGCGACCTGTCCCGCGCATCATGGATGTAACAGGCAATCATTCATCCAATCTTTAGATACTAAAAGCCCTAAATATTTAAAAGTTTAGAAGGGGCTGACCGTGTATTCATTTAAACAATTTCTACTCTCCGAGAGTAAGAAGCCAAAGAACCCAGACAAGAAGAAGACAGACAAGAAGAAAGAGAAGGTTGAAGATTCCTCTCTTCCTAGAAGTAAAGAGGCCACGCATGCTGGGATGTCCTTCTATTCACCAGGAGAGTTGTAATGTTGCAGTTTACTCGATTTGTAGTCGAAGCAGAGCACAAGATGAAGCTGGAACAGCCGCCTGTGCATATCAATCACCTTGAGGATTCCATTCTTCACCAGGGGCACGAGGGCGTTCATCAGGCAGCTAACTTCTTAGATGATGCCCACCAGATGTTGTCAGAACACAAAGCTTCCTCTCATTATAGCACAAAGTTTGATGGCAATCCACCCCTTGTTTTCGGGGTTCACCCACATACGGGACAATTTTTTGTGTCGTCTCCGAAGGGGCAGTCAAAGGTAAATCATACGCACGAAGATATCATCAACAACCACGCACAGAATCCAAAGCTTGCAGGGCAGCTTATAACGGCTCTCTCCCATTTGCACAAGATTATGCCAAAGAATAGTCAGCCTGGAGATATCTTTCAGGGAGACTTTATGCACTCACCCGAAACCATTCTTAATAAAGATGGTCATCATCATTTTAAACCCAATCAACTTGTGTATTCTGCTAAAGAGGATAGTCCACATGGGCAGGCTGCCAAGAACTCTAAGATTGGTATTGTTGCTCACTCAATGTTTGGACATGATGGTGTTGCTATGCCAATAGATAAGAAGACAAGAAGTAAGTTTGTTAATCATCCAGACGTACATAATATAGACCCAACGTTTACGCCTGAGAGTGGAGCATACAAGCCTGAGGACATGAATAAGTTCTTGAAGCACAGGGATGCAGCGACGAAGCACTATCGCACGATGTCTCCTGACTCTATGGATGCAGCAATGGTTCATGCGCCTGAATTAATTAAACATATCAATGACCAAATCATGGCAGGCAAGCCCTATGATGTCAATTCAATGATGGATTCAATGAACAGTTCTCACCAGACACGCTTGGGTGGTATCACGAATGAGAAGTGGAGACGACAAAGAGAGTCAGACCATGCTGCGAAGAGCGTTCATATGCTTGCCAATGATAAGCATCTTGATAAGGTCTTGAAATTACATAAGCATTTAGGTGATGCTAAGGATGTGCTTGCTGAGTCTATGGACAAGAGCAATCCCTGGATACACTCAATGAATGGAAAGATTACACCCTCAGAAGGTCATGTTGCGATTGCTCCCAATGGTTCGGCAGTAAAGTTTGTTCAGCGTAAAGAGTTCGCAAAGCATGATAAGAAGTCTAAAAAGAAAGACAATTCATAAATACCAATTAAAGAAGGGACTGTGAATGTCTGACAAATATAAGAGCTTGGAACATAAGATTAGAGACATTGTATTGAAGGAGTCTATTGGTCTGGGTGGGACCGAGAAGTATAGCGGCATGCCTTCTTTCTCTGCCTATAAAGGTAAGGGTGTAGAACAGGGTGCAGCCAGAAACAAATCACTTCAAAGCAGGGCACAGCCTTATGGTAACTTTGAAGGTGGTCTTGGACCTCAACCATTAAGTACACCAAAACCTACTGATAGTTCTCTACCAAATTATTCAGGCGGTGGAATTAGTGATTATAATCCTGGTAAAGAACTGCCACGCCCAAAAGATCCTGAACTTAGAAAGTTTATGATGAGAAATGCTGAAGGTGGCAAGTCTATTGTACCTAATCAGGGCGATGCACCTTCTCTTGGGGATTTAAGTGCGCGTGGTGCGGCTGAAGGCGGCAAGAAGAAAATTAAGGAAGACGCAGACACAAACATTAGCCTTATTAAGAAGGGCTCAATGATGAATTCTGGTCCGCTCACACGATTTACAAACCCATTGGGCGATAACGGACCTGCTGAGGCACCAAAGCCAGAACAATCAAAGCCAACTCTATCTTTCCAAACACCTGACTTGTCTGGTAAGGATGGTGACCTACAGACACCAAAGCCTAAGGACTTGCAGGACAAGGATAAAGACTATCCAGATCCGAATGTTAAGCTAAAGCCAGGGAAGCTGCTTGGTAAGGGCAAGACTGATACACAGATGGATAAGTCTGTGACGGCACCGAAGAAGCAACTACCTAATGTTCAGCCAAAGCAGGCTCAAGTTCTTCCATTCCCGATGCCTGGATTAGGAACTGCGCCGCCTCCTGCTGGACCAGGAGCGGGTAAGGCTAAGGGTGGTAGTCAAGAAATCCCAGACATGATTGACAATATCTTACAGAGACTTGGGGTTAAGTCACCACCTAAGGAAGCTCCAAGCGCTGGAGATAAAACCAATTCTGCTTTCCATGTTATGGACCCTGAAAACGATTCGTCTGGGGCCAAGCTTCATCAGAAGCCAGGGGAGAAGTATGTCAATCCTCCTGAAACAGCTAATATGGATGTCAAAGACCCTAATAAAGACTACCCGGCTCCTGGTGAAGCGCTGAAACCTCATAAGTTTACTGACCAGAAGCAAGCTACCTCTCCAGTTCAGGCAGCGGGACAGTCAGGGATAAGTGATAAGCCAAACGTTCTTGGTAAGGATGCACAGAAGAATACAACGACAGGCG